GTTCAGATGCAGAACTCAGCAAGAGGCGCTTCTCGATATTCGGTCGAGGTTTCTCCGGCGTCGATGAAGGGTCCGGCACCTCCTTAACGTACATGTAGAGCACTACGTCGAAGAAGCCTGCGATCTGTCGAGCCAGCTTACCAGGCAGATCAGGGCTCTTCGACACCTTACCGGTGAGGTCGTTGGTTTGGTCCTTCACGTGCAGGTTCATCAGGAAGTTCATCGGCAGGTCGCGGAAGCCACGAACCATCGCCCTGAAGTGATCCTGGGTGATACCCCACTCACGGAAGCTTGGGACAGCTGCATCCCTGACCTCACCCTTGTCAGCAGCAATCTTGACAGCTTGAGTCATGACCGCTGCTTGATCGTACTTCTGTGCTTCAGTACCCGTATCCAGGATGACTGTCTGGAAACCATGATTCATACCAGACGCGAGATCCCGTTGGACGTCCATGATCTGATCCCACTTGGTGATCGACAGACGTTCAACGTTGGGATACAGTTCCTGCGCTGACAACGCACCGCCGTCAACGTCCAACAGAAGTACTTTACGCATCTCTGGTACTGCATCGGCAGAGGCACACAACCGTGTCTTACCAACACCTGGAAGCCCATAGATGATGGCGTTGATGCGAGGTGCCATCGAGCTGAGCTTCTGCAGCTTGATACCTCCGAGCGAAGTCGGAGTCAGGTTAGTGATGGCCCCAGTCATCGGAACCTGATCACGTTGTCACGGCCGTATGTTGCATTGGCACGATCCTGGTAGCGTTGAACTTCGGCTTCCATCTCGTCAGCCAACGTCTTCCAATACTCATCTAAGGTAATGATACCCTTCTCCATGAGCAGCTTAATAACAGCCGTGTGCTGTACCAGAGTGTTGTTGATGCCTACCCGGAGATGCTTCGGCTCTGTAGCAGCCTGAGGGACAGGCATATTCATTTCCCAGGCAACGCCAGACTGCATGGCGTGTAGAGCTGTTATGTAACGCTCTTCATCTGTCATTCAGCACCAACGATGAACTCGTCGAACGCCTTCGCTATCGTCAGGATGTCGTTCTTCTTCTCGTCGACAGAGTCTTCGCGGAAGTTGACGTCACGAGCCATCGAATCGATTGCGCACTTCAATGCAAACGCACGACGCTCGAGGTCGTTCAGAAGGGGCGAGTGCTTCTGCGGGTCGTACTCGTTGTTCAGATTCACATCGGCCTTCAGACCGATTGCATGAAACTGCTTCTGCTTTTCTGGCTGAGTCACATTAGCCTCTCATCGGTTTGTCAGTGCTTGACTTGGCGATTTCGTAGTACAGTTTTTCACGCTTGTCGTACAACGACTCTAGCGTGTACTTGTAATCTTCTCCACGGTTCTTAGCTAGACAAGGTTCTTGGAAGGCGCAGAAGCTACAAGAGTACCGACCGGACGATGGATAGATCCGAAGGTTGGGATCAGTAATCTCCGCAGCCTCAAGAGCGATGTTTCGACCTGCTTCTTGCAGCTCGTGCTCGTTGCGGTGAATCGTATGTCTCTTGTAGAAGACATTGTTATCACGAAGGTATTCCAGGTACTCGTCGTATAGACCTGCAAGGAAACCTGCCGGATCATTCTCTTCGACGGTCTTCTTGTAAACATCGTGGTCGTACGACTTCTGCTTGTTCTGGCTAAACAGTGCACCCTTGTACGGACGCTTCAGAGGCTCAGGCTCTTCGGCCATTGCTTTCTTCTGCTCGTGGTAAACGAAGCCGGCTACATCAATACCAAGTACCCAAAGGGCCCAACAGTACGAAGTGATCTGATCGTCAAACCACAAGTAGTCGTCTGGAGATCCGGGCTCGCCAGTAGAGAGTCTAGCAGCCGTCTTCCAATCGAAGATCCAATAACGACCGTAAACGTCCACTGCCAGCATGTCAATACGACCACCATAGGTTACAGGCAATCCTTTCCAGGGGCCACGCTGACGGAAGTCATGCCAATCCTTCGCCCGCTCTTCGTCAGCAGTAAACGCTGACCACTTCTTCCAGCAGCGATTACACTTACACCAGATCGTCTGATCAAGGGCGTCCGTGATGGGAACTTCGAACTTAACCTCAACGCCTACGGGCGTATAGTTCTCGTGATCCAGTTCGGCTGACTGCTTAAACATCTCTCGCAGCATACCCTGACCGAGCTCGATGCGTTCCTTGTAGTCACGCTCGACGTCTTCATCGGTCTCGAACTGAGGTATCGTCCCGTTACGAACGCCCTCCTTGTAGGCCTTCAGCTGGTTCTGACATTCCTGCTTGAAGACCTGAAGGGTTTCTATCTTCCGGATGTCTCGGTCATTACCCCAGAAGTCCGGATCGTACCAGTGCTCACATGCTGTATGGTAGGCAATGCCGAACTCAAGTGGCTTTGCCGTTGTTTGCGGGTACCAGAGGTCCTGATAGATCCAAGACCAACGCCTGCGACAGCCTCGGAAACTACGTCGTTCAGATACGTGGATAGAGTGTACTAGGTTAGCGTCGATGTAGTCGTTTATTGTTTTCATCGTATACCTCCCCTCACATATCTATTATATAGTGTTCCTTTTGAAGTAGCTAGATGTCAATTTTGATCAATTTGAGAGCCATCGCCACTATCGCCCTGTGGTGCTTTGTCCATTGAGGGGATGACGGTGATGCTCTCCGGACCAGACATGACGATGAACTCAGTCTGAGGTGCCCACTGCTTCAGGTACTGCTGAACCTGTGCAATCTCTGCATGCGAGGCGTTCGGAGGCAGAAGAACCATGACGTGGTCTCCCGGCTGAACGACCTGGAAGATAGGATCCTTCGGCTTGCGAAGCTGTCCTAGATCCAACACGTTCATGTCAGCGCCCTCAGGGAGTCTCGGTTGCATCTTTTGCACTCCTATCTGCACGGAAACCAAGGCAGTACGTACGATTCGACGGAGTCTCACCAGGCACCAGAAGGTTACGCGGGTGCTGGAACTGGAAGTGATGTGGCTTACTACACTTGGTGCACACTTGCCAACCGTAGTTGACAGAGCGAGCCGTAGTACACTGGAGACCAGAACCTGGCTCCTTGTGGTTTGGCAGCTGCCAAGGCGGGTGACATTCGCAAAGCTTCGTCGGGTCAGCCCACATCGCTACGGCTTCACCCTTAAGTGGTCCGTAGGTGTAGGTGTCCTCCCTATTCAGGATACCTTCATCCTTGTTGAACCCAATGATGACATCACCTCTGTTGATGGCATCGACAAATGCTTGCGCATCTGCATTATCAGGAATGGCGATCATAACAAATCTAGCCATGACATTCCTTTCTTTCGACAGCTGGGCCGGCAGGACTCGAACCTGCGCTTTCCTAACTACCTTCCCCAATCCAATAGGTGCCCACCTAGCGGTGAGACGGCCCAAGTTTCTTACTTGTGGTGTGTAGCCTTAGGCTTAGCCGGTCCGCAGTCCTTCTTGTACGTACCGTCCGCGCAGTGCTTCACCACATGATTGGTGTCGTTCTTGCTGTACTGGCTACCACCGCAGGCAGCCAAAGTTAGGATGATTGCAACGGCAACGATGATCTTCTTCATCAGAAGTTACCGTAGGCCTCTCCACCAGCGTTCAGCTCGCCAGCAACAGGAGCCTCGTCGTCCTCTTCGTCCTCTTCGTCCTCGTCTTCCTCATCATCGGGGAAGAGATCCTCGTCACGAGTGGTGTTGCGCTCGTCCACCTCGCGCTCGGTGACGTTGACACCATTCTCCTGCTCGACGATGGTGATCTTGAACTCATCCTCCTCCACATCGTCGGCAGATTCGACCAGGTCACTCCAATCGAACTCGCCCTGCTCTAGCCACTTCACGTCCTGGAGAGCAGCCATGTCAATGTTGACAACGCCCTCTTCGGAGTACTCCTGCTGGTCCTGATCAGCAGGGTTGTAGACGAGGGTTTGCGTACGGGTGATCTTGATTCGCTTGCTCATGCGCCTGTACCTCCGGTGTTGTAGGCGAACTCTTTCCAGAACTGAACTGCAACCTCTTTGGGGGTCAGAGGCTCGACTGCATAGAACTCATGCTGGATGAGTGGTGAGCAGTCTTCGGTGAAGCGGTGGAAGTGAATGACTGACTCTTCTGGAGTCGGTCCCCACTTGTTGTTTGGCTGCAAGCGTGCGTTAGCCTGCTCGCGCTGTACAGCAAGGTCAGTCATTCCCTGCACGTTGTAGAAGTTGTGCACTAGAGTACCTTCCATATACAGGTAATGAGCACCGCTGCGACGCAGATACAGAACGTTGTGACGATTAGGACACTTGTCCAGTCTGCGCGTGGTGGTTTGTAGTTTGGATCGTCTTCCACTAGATGTACGCTCCCTCTGGCTTTGTCTCTTCGACCCTATCGCCAAGCAGCATCTTGATGAACTTCCATCCGTTTTCCAGCTTGGTCAACTTGCCCAGGTCGACAGTGTTCTTAGCTACGATGTCGATGACCTGAACGGCTTCCTGCTGACCGATGCGATGTAGCCGGTCTTCAGCCTGCTTGTTGATTGATGGTGACCAAGAGCGATCTAGGAAGATGACCGTGGACGCAGCGGTAAGCGTAATTCCAACGCCGCCTGCTTGGATGGTCCCTGTGAAGATGCGGAGGTCGCCCCTTTGGAACGCGGCCACCATATCACCACGATCACTCTGCGACGTGTCTCCAGTAAGTATCCCATAGGGAATGTTCTTAGCGAAGAGGCGTTTCTCAAAGAGCTTAACGACTTGCTTTGACTGACTGAATACAACGAATTGCTTTTCAGGATTTGCATCAAGGATTTCCATAACCGCGTCGAGCTTGGCACTAGGGTCGGTCAGTCGTACTTGTCGTGCGTCGATGACTTCGAATGTTCCGTCTGGCAGCCTCTTCCTTTTCTTTACCCATTCGATCTCAGCGTAGGCACATGCAAGCTGCTGGAGTCGAATCAGCTTGACAATGGCCTGACTGACAGCTAGTGGTTCATCCTCGTGCTCTCCGACCCAGGCAAGCATCTCTCGCTTCATCTGGTCATACACACGACGCTGCTGAGCTCCGAGCTCCACCGTTAACGTCGTGTAGTACTTATCAGGCAAATCTTCGAGGACGTCTTCTTTGAGTCGACGTACGTAGTACGGTTCGATCTCAGCGAGGAGCTCTTTCTCGTGGGCGATGCCGATAATGACACTGAAGGGTACCTTGTGATCCTTCAGGCATATGTTTCCACCACCGAGATTGGCTGGACAGTCTCCGCCAGCGCTATGTTGGATCGACACAACATGGTGGTTGAAGAAACGATGGTAGCTGGTGAACCTCTTAGGCTTAGCCCAGTTCAACAGACTCCAGAACTGCTGAGGCTTGGAAGTGCAAGGCGTACCCGTCATCTCAGTGAGGTAGCGGTACTTGATCTTCTTGGACTTCACAGTTACCTGTGCTTCACGGTTTCCGACGCGGTGAGCTTCGTCAGCAATCACGTGGAACCAGATGTGCTTCTGGATCTCAGGAATCATACGTACGACGTCCCAGTGCATGACGTAGACGTCATACGATCCCTTTTGAACAGCCTTCTCGAAGGCAGCTCGGTTCTTGCGATCGATAGCCATTACACGGAGCTCTGGCGCCCACTCAGCGAAGTGATCAACCCAACTGGAAATGACGGACAGTGGGGCAAGCACGAGGGTCTTCTTCGCACCAATGACGTTTCCATGTTTCTTGCGCCGTTCAACGTCAAGGGCGACGCCTTCAACAGTCTTACCGAGACCCATGTCGTCACCGATAATACTTGCAGGCTGGTCTAAAAGTTTGTCCACCGCCTCTCGTTGGAAGTCGAACAAGTCGCTGAGTGTTCGCGTCATCGTCTGTCCTTAGCTCATTGCGATGGCAAGCCGGATGTTGTTAACGAACTGCTCCAGCGTCATCACGGTCCACTCGTTCGGGCTGAGCAGTACTTCGAGCTTGCCGTTGCGAATCTTAACCCGGATTCCCTCATTGTCAGAGGGCTCCACAGGGCCTTTGTAAGGATCCGGCACGTGTCGATCGAGTGCCGACTCGAGTCGAACGTAGGGCTTGTTAGTCTCACGATCGTCTGAAGAATTCAGACTGATGTAGTCACCGACACACCAGTAGCCTTTTGCGTGCTCGTTACCCTTACGCGTCCACGTACAGCACGTGTCACGCCCACGGACGTAGAAGCCATCACACCTACCGTTGTTGAACCGAGGGGTGACAAACTGCTGGTTCTCCCACTCCGGATTGAGTAGCGCTCGCACATCCTCGATCGGGCTCGTGTTCTCATTCAGGATACGCTGTGCGGCGGAAGAGACGTTGAACCTAAACCCTTCGGCAACAGCTTCCGTCGGAGACTTCGACAGAGCGTACCACTCAGCGGTGTCAACGCCAGGGTGGATACGCTGCATGTGAATGTGCAGACCCTTGGGAGAGAAGCCGTCCTTCCTACTCCCAGTCGGGATCGTGCAGCCCTTCACCTTGCATGTCTCCGTCCCTGGTCTTATCCCCGTCTTCTGGCTCTGCGTTAGTTTCTTCATCTTCGATCTCCTTGAATCCGAAGTAGATGTCGGCTGCTTCGATGTTGAGTACTTTTCTACCGCATTTACACTGTTCGGTGTTGATTTTGTCTCGGTGATTACGTAGAGCGTAATAGACCTTTTGAGGCACTATGCCCCTAGCTCTGGCGTATTCGATTGGCGTCGCGTGTGTTGTTAGTTCGACCTGGTCAGCTAGATCATCGAGCTCCATCTGTCTGAATAGGTCATCTATACCTCCCATGAGGCATCCTTAATTAGTCCAGGTAGCTCGGTGAAGTGTTACGGCTCGAGGGCTCGTTGTCGAACGGAGCGTCTGAACGGTTGATCGCGCTTCGGTTAACCTCCAGTGAGGTGAGTGCGATGTCGATGATACCAACCTCATCCGGAGTGAGCGGGAAGTCACCGCTGATCAGAGCGAGGACCAGATCCTCCCATGAGCCACGGATGAAGTTGTTGATACGACCAGTCAGGTACCAGTTGCCGTTGGTCTTGAGTGCGGCGTAGTTGTAGCCGACACCGTCCTTGGCGAAGAACTTGGTGAACCGGAGGATGGTACCCTCGGAGCACTCGTCGTCACCAAACGACTCGAACAGCTCCATCTTCTTCTCGAACAGCTTCTCTGCTCGACGCTCTTCGATCTTGGCCTTGAGCAGCTCGTCTGCGTTCATCTCTTTGACCTTCCCATTTAGCATCTCGTTGAGGAATTCGTCCTTGCCAAAAACAGCGTAACGAATTGCGTCCATTGCGTAATCGTCAGGGTCCGGTACCCAAGCCATCGTCATCCCTTTCATGTACGATTCAGGCAGCTTGTAGTCCTGGTACTTAGCCATCGTCAACCGCCCTGTGGTGATCTTGTCTATGACGTTGTCGCCAAAGTTCTAACTAAGTCTAACAAGCAAGATCCTCTAGCTACAGTAACCTGTAGGAGCGCTATAGTCCTCTTGTTAGACCTATAAGAGACTCGGTCTAACTACTCGTCTATCTTACTCGGGAAGATAGCTCTTCAGCACGAGATCCACACGGGTGGTGTCGTTAGCGGTCCAGCTCTTGGTAACGCTGTAGGCTACTTTGCCGACGAGCTCGTTAGGAACGTGGATCGGTGGTGTATAAGCAGTTCCCTGGGCGCGAGCAGCCTGGTAGAGGGCAGCCGCAAGAATATCTACGCCCTCCTTGCGACCCACTACGATTCCTTGAGCCCTACCGTCTGCGTAAGCCAGCTCGAGATTGCCTTCTACGATCTTCTCGATCTTGGCAACCTTCTTCTTCCACTCTTTCTTGGTGAAGACCCTTACCTTCATCGGCCTCGTACCTCTCCTGTCTTGTCGATGCCGCGCATCGTAGCCTCTTGGAGGTTTTCGAACGAGTTCTTCATCTGGGCAGCAAGAGCTGGATCCAGCGGAGTGTACTTCTTCGGTC